TTCCCTCTGCAGGTGTCTTTTTATTTTCATCCATATTTAGTGCCTTCCAAAATGAAAGTTTATGTAGTTAATAATAGATTCCGACAAGCTTGCAAAACATTACTAATGCGGGGAAAAGCCCAAGAATGATTGCAATTCCAATGAATACAATTAGGTATTCTTTAAGATTAAGCATTCTTTTCAATCTCCTTAATATGGTTATTCCACATGGACAGAATCGCATTCATAACACTGCCGTGCATGGATGCCACACCGACAAGAATCATAGCTCCGCCTTTAGTGTACTTGCAGATCCTGCCTACGACTTCCTCACTTCCTTGATACATACCCGAAAAAGTGTAGATCGGTTCGCAGTCGGTGCTAGGATGATTAGCTACGAATGTTACTATATACGTCCCGTCCTTCCAGCGGTAGAAAAGAACAGAGGCTACATCAGAGCGTTCGATGACGGTGGTGGTGCGAGTATACATGAGATATCCTTTGCTAGCTTGCTAGCCTTTGGACGCCCCTAGGGCTTTCTATTGCTTTCCTAGGGGCATTCCTTTAGTTGTTTGTCGTGGTTGCTAGAGATCTAGCTGTTACTTGAGATTTGCTAGGTTACTAGCCTTTGCCCTATGAATCTGGATAGCCTTTCGAGCTTTCCCCTTGTGGGAGCCATGGATACCAAAGATAATTACAACCTTGCGATTCTTAGCACAGAGTTGACAGCGATTACAGTCCATGCCTTCCTTGACCTGTGCGGGGCACTGTGCACCATACAAGCCCACAGCCTTAAGCTCCTTTTCAGTTTCCTTAGGGTCAACAGAGGCAATGACTGCGTTTATACCTAAGGCTTTAGCATGCTTGACCTCCTCTACAGTCTCACACGAGGCGTTGATAATAAAGCCCTTATGGGCCGCATCATGGATGATGTCCGATGCGTGTAGGTCAATTATGCAGTGAGTAAAGGTGTAACCCTTGATGATCTCTCCTACTACCTTGTTAGCCCCTTCAATGGCTCCTGCGATGGCGTCTACTCTGTTGGCATCAATTAGGCTTGTGCCCTCGATTGCAATGTCTCCTGCCACATTGTGACGGAACAGGATAGAGTCGCGAGTCGGGTTCTTACGGAGCTTGTTAAAGGCACCTTCGAGGAGGCCAATTTTCAGGTGTTCGCCAGAGATAACATAGCGAGCATCGTTTTTGTCTTCACAGCGATCCCACACCATCTTAGTGTGACAGCCTTCGGCATAACATCCGTTGTTCTTAAAGACACAGGATTTGGGGCAGGTGCTACGAGAGCTGTAAGACTGCATGATATCGCCCGTTTTCTTGTTGGAACTTGTGGGCAGAAAGATCATTTTCATGATGGGGGTTCCTTTTGCTAGGTTGCTAGCGAGCTAGCGGTTGCTGGGGCACCGATGGGCACCCCTTAGGGTTACTAGGCGAGCCAGATACGGACGCACTCTGCGAATGTTCCAGTTATCTCGTCTTTGCAGAAGATCGGGTTAATCGTTCCGTCCTCTTCTTCGTCGACGATTATAGCACGACCGTCAACGACCGTTTCTTCAAACTGGGAGACGAGAGACGCCTCGCCACAACTGTCGGGATCCTCTGGATCAAGAATCCCCGTGTAGTCCCCATTGATTAGAGCAGACAAAGCCCACTCCGCCACCATGTACGACGGAAGGGTGTCCAGTAATTTTTTAACCTGTGCATTCATCTTCAATACTCCTTGTTGGGAGCTAGAGGGATACCAATGGCACCCCCTAGCCCCTTATGGGTTAGTAGGCGGCAAGCTCTTCGATCCAGTGGGCAATAGCTCTCGTGTCAACCATGTACACCCCGTAACTCGTGGTGATCGTGTCGCACACGTTATCGTTCCAGTATTTTTCAAAGTCAAAATACTCTCTGAACTTGTAATCAATGTCAAGACCGTTGAGGACAGCTAGGCAGAATCCTTTGTCAGCGTCATCCTTTGCCTGAGAGAGATCACCGAGGAGCTTGATACACCACGGGGAAGTGGCGACGACTACGGCCATGTCCAGAGCAAAGCCCTCATTGAGGCAGGCACTGAGGAAGTCCCAGCGGATGTCATCAGGGCTTTCGGTAATAGCAAGAGCCTTCTCGACGGCCTTCATTCCAGATTCAGGATACAGCACCATATGGGCGCCGACCTCCTTAGCGAGGGTGTCGAGAGGCATCCCGTTGACCTTTTTGGCGTGGGCGAGGAATTCATTGAAGTTCATTTTCTATTCTCCTGTGAGTGAGTTTCGGATTCCTTCGGGGTAGGGGCTTACGCCCCACCCCTCAGGATTTCTTTACTAGAGATTGTACCACACAACCCCGAGGGTTACAAGTGTGATGATCACGTTAATCATCACAACACCCCTCAAGAGCTCGACGGTGTCCTTAATATCGGTAGTGGTGTCATCCTGTTCGACAGCCTCGACCTTAGCGGGTTCATTGCGGGACGCGACACCATTCACAACCTCATTGAATTCGGCGAGCATCTCAAGGAGCTCATTGATGATGCTAGAGGTCTTGAAGAACTCGACCCGGCCACCATTGGCACTGCGGGCCTGAATGGTTTCGACCTTACCGTTCAGGAATTCCACCGTGTAGCGGCGGGCCGTCTGGTGAGCCCTCCTGCGATCCGTGTAGTTGTACTGGACACGGACTCGGCCGTATCCGAGAGACTCCCAGCGGAAGTCACGAGCGAGATTGCCAGAGGGCAGGGTGATGATGTGAGAGGATCGAACAATCATGGTGTACTCCTTTAAGTGGTGCTAGCTCCTGCTAGCCGTTTGTTTATCCAGTGTCTGTATCTTATCACAGCCTTTCGGGATTGTCAAGAGAGAATCACAAGATTTTTATTTGTGTCTTTCTCTCTGTCCATGGCTCAAACTATAGCACAGCAGAAATTAAAAAGTCAATATAAAGTTTACTAGGAGAAACCCTAAGGTGCCCTACCTACCCTAACACCGCCAGAAACGAAGGCTAGCAAGCTAGCAAGGGTGCAACTTTCGCTATATAAAGAATGCTAGCCAGCTAGCGAATGCCATCGGATGGCCACAGGGCACCACAGGGTAGCCCACAGCTACAGATAGATGCAAATGAGAACCACTCTCAGGTAACCCCTAAGGTCAACCAACAGCCCCGCATGACAATGAGAGGCATTCGCTAGCAAGCTAGCATTCGCAACAGCCGATGCCCTTCGGCTCAACCCTTGCAACACGGCGGGAAATCGACGGCTGTCGTTCAAACGCGATGCGTGAGGCGGTCATGAGGTGCCCCCACGGGGGTAACGCACGCGATCTTTTATTAATGTGAGGGTTCATAAATTTGCTCCATTTTTTCAATCGGGGGTTATCCACAGGACACCACAGGTTATCCACAGGACACCACAGGTTATCCACAGGCTTATCCACAGGTACTCGAAAAAAAAGCCCCAGACAATCCACCGAGGGAGAGTCTAGGGCTATTACGTGACACACTATGGAAATCTTAAAGGGTAGAGTCAAAGACTCTATAAGGAACTCACAAGAGTCCTTAAGACAGCATCAATCATACTTAAGTCACCATTCATCAATGACATGATAAATAGGACAATGATGATGATTATCTTTATGGTGATAAACACCTTGTTCTTAGTCCAATTCATCTATGTTCTTATTATTATTATTATAATTGTTAATGATGTTCACCCCTATAAGGGATCTGTAGGACTCCTATAAGGGAACCCTAGGATCCCCATAAGGGAACTATAGTACACCTATAAGGGACTATAGTATACTGATACCTGATACCTTGATATATTGTCTTTAGAGGAGAGCTAGTGCATGAGCTACATACACCTATATATAACCTTTCTCACCCCCTACTAGGAGAGTACACTAATTAAAAAAGTAGTATGTCGTCATTTAAAGGTACATTAATTACCCAAAGACTACCACTAAATATAACTATAGGGTATTATTTAGGTATCACTTATCAGTATTTCTACTTAAGTTTGTACCCTGAAGTCTCTCTTTTGATACCTTTAGTAGTGTTTCTAGAGCCATTCTTTGTGTCTTCAGTAGTGAGGACACCACCTACATGGTTAGTTACGAATCCATAGAAAGACTCCATAGACTCCTCTAACCACTCTTCAGTAAGTTCCTCAATTCCAGTGTCTGCATCGACACCCATGAAGTCCACAAGGTATTTAACTCCGATTGCCAGAGCATCCAGACGGTCATCATGAACAAGGGCACCCCTGTCAGTAGTGATACGAGTAAGCTGATAAAAGCAAGCATATTTGTAATCCGATTCAGGGACTGTAGAGAAGTCATTCCTGATACATTCAGGGGAGACACACATCTTATGGTTAGAGATTACGGGTTCCAACGTATCAATAATCCTAAGCTCCTTCTGACCTGAGGATTTGACTTCAGTAATCCCACATTTATCATAGGTCTTCTTAAGTACAGGTTCAAACAGTTTGATGTACATGCCATCACCAAAGTTACCCTCGATGACTACTTCATTGACACTGTACTTCTTAGCAATCTTAGCTAGTTTGTTAAGCACCACATCGGAATATCCTCCTAACAGTCCACCTACTTCCATGACGTAGATGAATCCATTAAGGTAATACAAGACAGCATAGCCTGTTTCGTCCTTGCCTCTACCTGAAGGGTCAATACACATCATCTTATAGGCATAAGGTTGAATCTCACCTGAGGCAGTATGATAGTAGAAGTATGAGTCACCCTTAAGCCCCATCACAGGAGCTTCACTCACAGGGACACGTTTAGAGGGCTCTGGGAGCCACGTAAGCTTCATCGGAGCCTCGTCTAAGGGGAACATACCTACAAGCAGGTCACGAAGCCTCAGAGGGTATTTATCAGCGTCTGAGAGGGTCGTATCAAGCATGAACTGTAAAGCAAAGCCTGCCTTTCTATAGGACAGCTCACGCTTCTGTAAGTCCTCTTCAGAGAATCTCAAGGGGTCTGTAGGTTTACCTGCCCATCTCTTAGGATTCTCATCATACTTGTTAGCAATGATATTAGCCAGTCTATCGCCATAGGAGGCTCTGTGAGCGTCATCATAGGGGTATCTGGCAGGATAGATCACAGCAGTGTATCCACGCTCCTGTAGCTCATTATAGAGGCTCATCTCATTCTGAGGAGTCCCTAGGTAAATGATCTTCTTACCTTCACCAGGCTTAAGGACAGCATCGAATTCCTTAACGAGTTCAAAGAGTTGGTCTCTAAGAACCTGAGTAAAGGAGTTACTAGGCACCTCAACGTCGTCCGCCACGATAATGTCAGCACGAGAACCCGTAAGCTGACCTTTGATACCCACTGATTTCACTGAAGGCGAATGGTCGGGTTTAGCAGGGCCAACATCAAAAAGGTTCTGAGTGTCTCTCTGACCTTCACGAGCCTTCAGGTGATCCAAGAAAGGGAGTTCATTAATGATCTTCTTAATGAAGGTAGCATTAGCGTCAGCTCTTTCCTTATTAGCTGAGACAACCATAATCTTAGTCTGAGGGTCTCTCCAAAGACACCAAACCACGTAGGCACACGTAATGAATGACTTAGCTACCCCTCGGAAACCCATAAGGATCATACGGTCATTAGGGGGATCTTGGAGTAGCTTTGCAATGTCAGCTTGGATAGGCGTAGGCTGAGGTAGACCAATAGCTTTCCATACAAGAGCTGTAAAGAGAGGAAAGCTAGTGAAGTAGGGGACTAATAATTTATCAGTTGATGCTTGAGCCATAGTCCTCCTCAAATCTCTGCTTAGTAGCCTTCAGGAGTCTGCTAAGGGCATTCTCGTCTCCATCACCTGCCTTAGGGATGCAGTTAATACCATTACGTTCAAGCTCCTTAATGATGGCATTGTAGAGCTGTGGGGATCTCTTCTCAGGGTTGTTAAGGTCTTCAAGCATATTGTTAAGCAACTCATTCTGCAGGTTGCCCAAAAGTTCTTCAAGATCGTTGTAATTCATTTCTTTCTCTTCTTCTCTAACCAAGGGTCTATCCAGTGTTTCTTAATCATTGTGCAAATACCTACGAAGGTATAGACAATAGTAACTATGTAGACCCAATCACTTAAGGGTAAACCTAGGAATGCCGCACTAGACACTGCTAATGATGGAGTGATTTGTGCGATATTCTCTAGGATGGTGTTCTGTTCATCAGCCACGCTGTTCCTCAGCCACGCTTCATCAACTTCTCAAAGTTAGCCTTCTTAAAGTGATCACCCTTAAGGAGCTTACCATCTTCCCTATAGGTTGCACAGAAGTTACCTTCGTCATCCCACAGCTTGCTAGAATACTCCTTGATAAGCTCATTCATACCTGCCTCAATGTCATAACCACAGGCATTAGCATACTGAACACAAACCCAAATGAGGTCGCAAAGTTCCTTAAAGTCCTCATGGGTATTAGAATCCTCATCAAGGAGTTCATTGAACTCTTCACTGATGCACTTGCGATAAATAAGCTTAAGATCCGACTGGTCTCCCGAGTGGGTAATCTTGAACAAAACCTTCAGCTTCTCCTGAAGATCTCCAATAGACACGTTGGTTACTCGATCCATAGTATTTTCCATTACATTTCTTCCTTTCAATAAACGGTTCTGTGATCAGCACATCCACATACTTAAGGAGTGCTAGATCTTTAATTTGTTCGTACTTTCTACCTGTCCACAACCAAATGGTCTTGGCAGGACACAACTGCTTCACCATAGCTACTATATAGCTCACTGTGGGAATGTTATATGCCTCCAAGGGGTCACCCCCAAGGATACTCAGCCCATTGATCCACGGGCTTCTGAGAGCCTCCAAAAGGGCATTCATGGTCTCCTCAGTGAACTTCTTACCATAGTTCTTATCCCAAGCATCCTTGTTGAAACATCCCTTACAATGGAGAGAGCATCCTGAGACAAACAAGGATACTCTCAGTCCATCACCATTGGTTGAATCACAGGTATTCAAACCTGAATAATTCATTAGCCTTTTCCTTCTAAGCAGTCTACAATAGTTTTGTAGCATAATAGGCAAACAAATATCACTAGACCTACTGCGCACACATTAAGTCCCAGTAGGCATAGGATTGTAGTGCTTTGAACTAGCAATTCAATCACATGCTCTTCCTGTCTTTGATCTCTGCCATCTTGGCATCATTCATTCGGGTCTTTCCATTGACATTACTGTAACCCAAGTACCCACAAACACGAGAAATAATAGAGAGGTTGTGAGACCCACAATGAGGACAGGTGTTACCAACATTAGTGCTATGCCTGCCACAATCCTCGCAATAAGCCGCATCAAAGTTGACACCTTGGTAGAAACCCATCGACATGCCTCTCTGAACAAGGGCTTTAACTGCATTGACATTATCAGGGTTATCCACTCGTACATACTGAATGTGACCCCCATTACACTTGTGAAAAAGTTCATATTCCTTATTCTGCTTCTCAAAAGGGGTTACATCTTCACTAACGTGGAGGTGAAAGGAGTTCGTGAAGTAATCTCCGAAGCGATTGTCTCCTGTATATTCACGGTATTGTCTAGCTTGAGTCCCACACAGAGATTCTGCAGGAGTACCATAAAGAGCATAAAGGTAACCATCTTCTTTCTTAAATTCCTCAATCTTTTCGTTAATAAAATCAACAACAGTATTAGCAAAGTAGCTAGACTCTTTCAAAGTCTTGCCAGTAGCTAGGATAGACAACTCATTCAATGCAGTGATTCCAAAGGATGCAGTCATGTATTCTACAAGATCCCCAATCTCATCATCAGGATTCAAGTAGCCATTGTAAAGACCACCCTGAGTGAAACACATGGGATTAGTACAAGCCTTAGTGTGACGGATCATGTCGTAACGTTTCTTAAGAAACTCACGGATGACCTGCATTCTATCCTCAAGCACTACAAAGAAGTCTTCACCTTCATTCTCAGCAACCTTCCAAATCAACGGAAGATTAAGAGAAACAGCACCAATGTTGCAACGACCGATAGTAATGGCTTCGTTTGTCTTAGGGTCATGCCACTCAGTGAGATATGCACGGCAACCCATAGGACTCGTGATAGCCCCAGTACGCTGATAGATATCGCCCACCTTGCCATGGTTCAAACTAAGGTAGTCAGGGTACATACACTTACTAGAGCACTCCACAGCCTTATGGAAGAGTTCCTCATGATCCTCATCAGCTTCAATCTTATCTTCATCATAGAGGAAGACGAGCTTAGGGAAGACAACCTGCTTACCGCCATGTCCCTTCATACGGGTATCGAGGATAACTTCACCGATCAGCTTCATGATGTCTCTGTCGAGATCATCCATCATGATATCCCACGTACCAAAGGTAAGCGTAGTGAAAGCGAAGTCGCCGCGAGAACACGGGACAGTGTTGAGCTTCAGTTCAAGAGACTGAAAGCCCTGTTCAAGTTCACGCTTGAGGTCCTCCATAGCCATTACATAGGATTCATTATACTCCATATTGCATTGTTCGAAATACTTCCTAAAGGCGTTATCGTAGGTCTTCTCAGCATACGGAAGGAGAACCTTGTCGATCTCTGCAATGGTAAAGCCACCGAACTGCTGGGCGGTCGCCACAAGCGTGATGTCACCGATCACCTGAAGAGCACTGAGAACACTCGTAGGTTCCGTGTACTTCACATTGGACATCTCAAAGCCATCCCTCAACACGGCTTCCATGTCAAAGAGACAGCAATTAAAGCTACCGAAGATCATGTCTCTGAGATCATGAATGTAGATGTCACCTCTCTTAACAAGCTCCTTCTCTTCCTTAGAGAGATAGAACTGCTTGTACAATTCCTTGGTCAGATACCCCTTGATAAGAGAGCCCTTAGTAGAGATAAGAGAGCTATCAAAGTTAGCATTTTCTCTGTCTCCTAAGAGAAGCACCGTATCGGCTTCACTCTTGACAGACTCAAAGGCTTTAGCGTAGGTGTTCTTGTAATCTCGATACTCCTGATAAGCCTTACCAACTTCAGGGATGTATCTGTTGAGGGCATCAATGACATACCCATGGAGAGCTTCAGCAGTCACTTCAGTCTTCTTAAAGAGGATACCCTCAATGTACCCTTCGATTTGCCAAAGTCTCCATTCAGGATACTTAGCATTAGCTCTCTTGGTAGCCTTATCAATAGCTACCTTGATCTTGTCAAAGCACCAATCTTCACTGGTGCCATCTTTCTTAATAACGTTGATTTCCATAGTGTGTTTTGTTAGTTAGTGCTTCCTTTGTATGGATTAGCAAACTGCTTTATGGCAGTAACTTCATCAGGGGTGAGATCACTAATAGCGTTAGTATAGATCTTCTTAGTTATGTTGTTGTCTTCGCTATATACGAGGACATCAAAGGTAACTGTAGGAATGTCAGGTTTCGTTGTAAAGAATACCTTATGGTTCTCATACTCACAGGCACCTACATTGCCATCCCAATAAACTTGTATATTCATTTACTTAGTCTGTTATATAGGCTCAGTAGTCCTACGGTAATTACTGTGCGTAAGTCCTTTAGGACTACTGAAACACCCGAATTACTTGCTCTTCTCAATGCTAATGAGATAGTACAAAGCCTTTAGGGCATCCTTATAGGCTCGGATGTCTCCCTCAGTATGGTAAGACTCCTTGTTACGCTTCTCAATAACTTCAAGAAGTTTATGCTTAGCCATCATAAAAACATTATCTTCCCACTTTTCATCAATCATCTTTGTATTTCTCCATAATATTAATTAGCGTTTCACCATCGGATTTATCGAACTTAAATCCAAGGTATTCAACAGCACCGCTCTTATCGAATGCACTATTGATGAATCCCTTAGCAACTTCAATGTCTACCTTGTTGTTCTCATCGACGATACCCACCTGTTTGAGCATAGGCAGATACTTACCGATGAGGGTATCCGCCTGATGCAGAATCAAGAACGTACTCCCTCCAAGAAGCCACTTCATCGTGGAGGGAGCACTAGGCATCAGTCGAGTATCTACGAACTCAGGGAGAACCTGAGAGATTTTACTCAAACTGATTTTCATAGGAAACTATTATGCGCCCGTAGCAGGAGTATTCGTAGGAGCAACCCACGCATTGTACTTAGCCATCGGAGTCGGGCAGATAGCACTCATAGGAACAATCGTGTCCGTGATCTTACCAAGCGTACCCATGATGTTCGCAATAGTACCATCAAGGCAACCGAACTTCGCCTGAGTCGTCAGGGCAAGCTCATTAACCTTACCAAGAACAATCTGCTCACGAAGCTCCTGCTTTTCACAGCAACACTTAAGCTCAGCCTGAAGTTTAGCAAGCTCAACACGGTTGTTCGCAGACTCGTCAGCAAGAGGCTTAAGGTAAGCAAAGGTCTCATCACGGAGCCTACGGTTGTCTGCAAGAGACTGTGCGTAGACTTCCTTGGCATTCTTATCAGAGTAGTTCTCAGCCTTGAGCATGCTGTTTTCAGCCTGAAGAGCAGACACTACGTTCTGATTACCTCCACCGAGGAGACCACCAAGGAGACCGTTGCCTCCGTTATTTAGGAGGCCAAGAGCCGTACCTGCGATACCAAGACCGAGACCAGAGCCCGCAACACCCTTAGAAGCAAATTCAGCCATAATATATTCCTTTCCAGCTTTATGCTAGAGTTAATAGTTTAGTAGCTTAGGTTAAACTAGAATGCTCTGAGGCTATAGCTACTGAAAAGCCTAGCATTATGAGAGGTAATTTAGAGTGCACCTCTCGTGGCACTATAGGTAATCTAAACGAGAACCTTATGGGATCCCCACTTTAGCCAGTCCAAGACCCATAGCCCCCTCAGTATCCTCACAGAGCACTCTAGGCTCCACAGGCCACTTAACATCCCTAGGGAACCCACTCTGAAGCGTGATGTCTCTAAGAGCCTGTCTGTAGCTCTTAACGAGATCAAGAGTCTCAGGGTCAGCAGGATAGTCAGGCATCATGTACCAGTCAGTTTCTGCGATCTTTCTGTCTCTCTCTGATCTTACGTTCTCTGCAAGAACCCCAATGGAAACTGGAGGGTTCTCTACTATCTGATACTTACCGTCTACCTGTTGAATACTGCAGTCACCTCTGGTGTTACACCATATGGCGGCTTCAGGAGGATATTCACCCTCGAAAATTTGTCCAATTTTATAAACCATCGTGTTCATCCTTCTAATACCCAAAGGCGTACCAATCGTTATCGTTGTTCCACGCTCTGATCGTGACAGAAGTAGCAGTTTTAGATATCACGCAAGCGGGTCTATCCGAGATTCTCCACGCCGTAGTTTGAATGTTGTAGTTAGTGTTTTTAAACGGCTTTTGGAATGTAAGTGTATTATCGCGACCCTCTCCAGATACGTAGACTTTTCCCCACTGTTCAATGAATCCATCGCTCCAAACTCTATAGCCTTGCGTACCTGATACGTGCGTTTCCGTAACATATGCTTTAGGCGTCGGAATCTCCCCAACTTGAGCCTGTACAGCATTCACGGCAGACATAACGTTCTGAATGTCCACAGAACCTACATTAGTAGCAATACCGTAGGCTACTACACACATTACCCATTCGTGAGCTCCGGGCTGAGTTGTGTCGGATGCACCGTAGACATTAGAGTTACGAGAAGCATCAAACAAAATCGCTGGTGTGGTATTGTAGCCACCGCCTACCATATGGGTAAGGGTTGTAGTCTTGTGATAGAAAGCTCCTGATGAAGGGGTACTTGAGGGACTAGAGCCAACATTAATGCCAGTATCCCCCTCAATATTCGGCAACCCTGCTTGATGATAAGCAGTAGCCTTAGCTACCTCCATAGCAATCTGCTGATAAGGAGCAAACTTAGGAGTCCTAAAGTTCGTACTACCATCACCCGAAGAGTAGAACGGGCAGAATCCATTATCTCTCGTAGCAATCTCTTGCCATTCATCTTCAGTCTTCACCCACCCTTGAGTTGTAATGTAATCAAAGAAGTCTTTATACAAAGCTCTAGAATACGTAGCCCCATTACAAATAATAGAGTCAGCAGGCACTGTTCCGTAGGGGTGAAGATAGTGGAAACCTAAAGGTCTAACAGTACCAAGTTTACTGAGTTTCTCAGCTAATTGATTAATAAATTCTTGATCTTCCATTGTTTATCCTTTAGTAACCACAGGCATACCACAAGCCAGCAATATCTTCGCCGCAATCGGAGATAGTTGAGAAACTAGATAGGCTCTTTTCTGCAACATGGAAATTGTTATACATAGCATTAGATGACCCGCCAGTGTAGCTTTGAACCACGACAAAGTAATCATTTGAAGAAAAAGTGGTACATAATTTAATGGTTCTACTAGTGGCCCCTCTGGCCGATTGTGTAATACCACCTTGCTCAATAAAACCGTCAGACCACTTACGATACCAACCCAAACCATCAGAACTCTTACCAGTCTCCTTAATATACCTTCTGCTTTCCAACTGACCCAATTGAGCCTGAATGGTAGCTAGTGCTAACTTAATGTCATCAAGAGTAGGATCACCTGCGTGGATAGGATTAGCACCATTTAGAGCCTTATCACAGGCATCAAGGATACCTTGTTTCTTGGCATACGTAGGAGACAGAGTGTCACCAATACCGTCAACCTTAGAGGACACGGCAGTGATAGACTGTCTGATTTTCGTAAGGTCTACCTGAAGTGTAGCATCGTTAGTCTTAGCATCAAGGGAGGCCTGAAGGTTAGTAACCTGACTAATCGGATGAGTATGGGAAGACGGAGTAAAGGAAGTAGGGACACCTGTAAGTTCACTATAGGCTAGACTGTTCTTAGCAGAGAGAGTACCAAGGGTAGGCTTGTTCTTAATGAAGTCATTCTTAGTAGAATCAGTCTGCTTCCAGTCTGCCTGTAGCTGACCTGCAGTAGCCTGATCGGCATACTGTTTAGCTTTAAGCTCTGATTCTTTAGCATTCGCCTCAGATACCTTAGCGGCATCCTTAGACAAAGCCGCCTTATCAGCATTAGTCTTAGCTTCAGTAGCCTTTTGGGTAGCTAACGTAGCCTGTTGTGTAGCTGTGGATGCACTATTAGCAGAGTTCTTAGCACTAGCATCAGCCTCAGTAGCAGACCTAGAGGCACTCGTAGCATCAGCTTCGGCTTCAGTAGCAGACCTAGAGGCACTCGTAGCATCAGCTTCGGCTTCAGTAGCCTTAGCAGTTGCAAGGTTAGCTTGTCTAGTAGCCTCATTAGCCTGTGCAGTAGCCAAATTAATCTGCTTAGTACCTTCAGTAGTCACACGAGATACTTGAGTAGTACCTGTAGAAGTAACCAAAGAAATCTGTCTGTCGCCTTCCTGAGCAACCCTATTGACAGCATCAGTAGCACCCCGAGTGAGAATCTCATTAGCCTTATTAGCGTAGTGCTTGGCAGAGTAATCAACACCGTCAACAGTAGCACCAAGCTTAGTAGCCCACTGTTTAGCTAACTCAGCACTACCTTCAGCCGTTACCTCAGAAGCCATAGCGTTATCTTCAGATACCTTAGCATCCCTAGCGTAACCCATGGCTTCATTAGCTTTCTGAGTAGAGACAGTAGCCTGAGCAGTAGCAGTATTAGCGGATCCCTTAGCACTAGCTTCAGACTTCTTAGTTTCACCTAAGAGTCTCTCATTCTCCACCTTGACAGCGTCAGCGTGCTTAGATGCACTAACAGCTGTACCTGCAGAAGCCTTAGCTACAGTCTCAGACATCTTGGAATTAGTCTCTGATTCCTTAGCTTTTGCTTCAGATTCCTTAGCATTAGTCTCAGCTTCTACGGCTCTATCTCTAGCCTTCTCGGCCTCAATACGAGACTGATAAGCACCCTTAGCGTCTTCTTTGTAGAGCTTAAGATTGACAGCATCACCATCACTTACTGCATCGCCTACATTGACAATACGATTGCCCTTAGCGTCCCAGTTACCTTCCTTGTCTTTAATGAGAGCATCGTTAATGATGTCTCTAGCTTCTTCAGCAATATGGATGGTTTGCACTGCAGACACATCAAGGTCAGTAGCCTTAAGGACTGAAGCATCTTTAAAAGACACCACACGATCAGCAGCTGACGTATAGCGTCTGATGGTTAACACCTCTCCTACCTGAGGAGGGACTTTAAGTCTGACTTTGGTTTTGTCTAGAAAGTAATAGTCCTTTGAAGTGTCCCCATAGTCACCACCCTTTAAGATGGTGACACCAAGGGACACTCTTACGAACTTCTTTGCTAGATAATCAAAGGGGACGGTAAAGTCAGTAGTAGCACCGTCACCTGTATAAAAAGCAATAGTAGAAGCCATTAGTAATCTTCATTCATTAAGTTGTAAACACCCCATTTAAAGAAGGGAACGTTAGAGAAACTTCTAACAGACTTAGCAAATCTAGTTCTAGCTTGTTCAGCCTGTTTCTCTGTGTAGTCATCACTAATACTAGACATGACCACATCCTTCCCATAGCCGCCAATGTTAGCTAAGGAAGCAACCGTAGAGTATGCAGGGAACATAGCTCTAAGATACTTGTCAGCATCAAAACCCTGATAAGTCTCTGCATTGTTAGCAAAGTAATCAATATCAGCAGTAGTCTTAACGCTAGGGTTGTAACCTGCAGTAGAAGCTACGAGAGCAGGGAACGCCAAGACAGAAGATCTCATGACACCATTGATACCAACCTGAAAGAGAGTGTCCATAGTGACACCTTCATTCTTGTCATAAGCAATGGTCTGCTTAAGGTACTCTTCTCTCTGTTCTTCAGTCATGCCTGCCATACCAATACAGGTATTAGCCATAGCACCCACAGTACCAAGAGCAGTAGACAAGAAGATGCTGTAAGCCTGACCCAAGGCATCGCCTTCAGCGGCTCTATTCATCATCTTTCTAATTCTCTTGTCATAGGATCTAATAGCAAAGGTCTTGAACTGCAGTAGCATCTGCATGAAAGGATTTCTCTTAGAACCCTCCCAAAGGAAAGTATCGCCGATGGTGTTCTTCTGGATCACTTCATGAGCAACATAGTCACCAAGCCTTCTGAGAGTAGCAAGGCCCATAACGTCACCTGACATGAGATGCTGTAGGTTAGTAATGGAGATAGCGCCGTTCTTATCAACAGTAGTGCTTTCTCTAAGGAGCTTAAGCATCTTATCGAAGTTCTCAACAGAGACCCCGTTTCTAGCTAAGGTCTCCTTAGTAAGGAACCCCTTAGGTCTAAGAGACTTGTTGTGAGCATACTGAATGAGTTCACCTAAGAACATCCCCTGTGAACCCTCAACAACAGAGTTCTCAGTAGACTGCAGGAACTTAGTAAAGGGGGATGCCTGTGCCAAAGACTCACTAGCGGCAACCAACATAGCCTTGGCCTTGTTACCTTGGAATCTATGAAGTTGTCTCTCATACGACTCCTGAGCAATGTCTCTGAAGACACCTGCGTTCTTAACAGACAAGCCAAAGATAAGTGACTGAGCATGACGCACATCAGCATTAGACATACCGTTCTTAGTCCAGTTATCAAAGAGCTCTCTGACAAGAGGAGTGTTCCTAAGAATCTGCACAGCACCATAGTGCTTTACAGCTTCACCCTGTTCAAAGATGTTAGCTACACCCATAAGAGCATTCTTAGAAAGGAACGTAAGGTTTCTCACAACATCAGCTACAGCACCAAGCCATGAAGCATTAATGTCAGCTCTACTACCGTACTTACCGTAGATCATATCTGCAGTAAGATTAAAGGCTCTCTGAATCTGTTCCTTCTTGAGACCCTTGCCAACAGACTTGTTCATCTCATCAACAGCAAGCTGATTAAGGTGTGCTCTAAAGGCTTGCTCTGAGTCAAAACCAAGACCCTGTACAATGCTATCACCAGTCTTCTTATTGACATAGGTTCTGATAGCTTCAATAGGATTAGCTCTGAAGTCATCAATACCAACACCACTAGCTCCTCTCTGAGTGGTATCCCAAGGGATTCTAGTGACATTAGGATCATACTTGGCATTACCAGTACCGTAGAGATTAAGAGTGCTAGGATTAGACTGATTCTGGTCTACCCAACCATAAGCATCACTACGAGCATTCTCTCTAACCCACTGATTGATCTCAGCCTGTGAGGGCTTCTCAGGGAGAGGTAAGGGAGCCTTATCATACTTGTAGTTACGAATGGCCGTAGCTTCTTCCTTAGCACCCTTCTTCTGGATGTCACTGACTTCCTTCTTGAGCTTGTCTGTGGACTCCTTAGCTTTAGCTTTTGTCTCCTCAATCTGCTTCTTGTAGCTTTCCTTCTTCTTAGCAATCCTGTCTGAAGCTTCTTGCTTTCTGAGCTTTTCCTTCTCAGTGAGTTCAGCAATAGCCTTGTCTTTCTTAGCTTCAGCTTTCTCAAGGTCTTCGTAGGTCTTAGCCTTAGCTACGTTCTTCTTGTAAGCTTCGTTAATTTCACCAAGCTTTGCATTAACCTTCTTGTCAATCTCTGAATGAGCTTTCTTAAGTTCATCAGGAAGGCCGTCAATCTTAGCTTGAATTTCAGATACTCGATTCTTAGCATTGTCCTCAATGTTCCTAATTCTATTAAATCTGTCTGAGGATTTCCTAGAGACTTCCTTACGGATAGTCTTTACCTCATTGACAGTCTCAGGTACAGCCTTCTTTTGGTGCTCTTCAATCTCTTTCTTATTAGCTTCGAGCTTAGGCTTATACACCTTGTCATAGTAGTATTGGTCAATCCTAGCTTTAACTGCAGGATTGGTTTCGTAGCCCTTAATAAGAGACTCAGCAATCTGATCGGTAAGAGTGTTAACTACATCACCTCTCTGACCCTTAGTGCCCTGTATAACTTCAATTCTATCAGACACCTTAACAGGGTCTGCAACTCTTGGGAAGAAATCCTGTACACCACCTTCAGTTGTGTAAGGGGCAATCATATCAAGACATTCTTTCTTGAAGGCTTCAAACTCAGCATTACCGTCAAGCTTAGTCTTAGCTCCACCAATAGATCTGTAGAAACAATCCATGACATCAACATCAGAGTAGCCTTCCTTACGGAGATTACCCACATGATCCCTAGCCTGAACCTCAAAGTTAGTGAGCTTGATCTCTGCATCCCTAAGCTTTTCCTGAGCAGTAATACCATCAAAGGTAGTGGCTACGTAATGACCTTCAGCATCCTTAGTACCAGAACCTCTATCAACGTAGATCTTCCTAAAAAGATCTACGGATTCTGAGTTCTGAAGTCTCTTTACGACACCCATAACAGAACCCACAGGAAGCCTTGCTTCAAGGTTCTCTCTAAAGGTGTTAATGGTCTTAGCCGCTTCAGTAGAACCTCCAATGCCATTAAAGACTTCTGAAGGTAATTCTTTACCGCCAAGCTCATAGTCTCTGATGATATTAGCACGTCTAGCACTATCACCTACATAAGTGCCTGCCTTACCCATCCCCTTAAAGGCAAACTCAATACCTGCACCAAACATACCACCTACGATCATGTCTTCAATGATGTCGTGTTCGGCACCTGACGTATAGGTTTCCAACTGGTTAGACACGGCACCCAAGACAGCGCCCGTGGCAACTCTACCTGCCATGCCGTAAGCACCCACTACAGGTACATAAGACAAAGGATCAGAGACACCACTACCAATAGAGGACATAAAGGATGAGAACATGTCAGCATTAGCTTCAGCCATCTTGTAATCAAGGTACTCGTTATTGACCTTGACACGCATCTTAACGTCATCCATACTGCCCGCACCATTGAGGACAGCTTGGTATCTATCGGAGTCATATCCGACCATCTGAAGGATCTCAGCTCTCTGATTAGCATCAGGCTTAAACTGTTCACCAAAGTAGTCCTGTGAGGCTCTACCCATGTTGATGCTATTGATAAACCAGTTATGAGTCAAGCCAGAGAAGAAGCCGACATCAGGGGCTTCCGTTTGATCCGTAGCAGGATCATAGACATCAGACAAACTAGCCCAACGCTTGCTACGAAAACCCTGACCCAAGAGGGTACTCCTAGAGGTATTCGTTAGAAGCTGACTCTTGACTACATCCCTGTACTGATCGTTAGTGAGATCTTTAACATCAAAAGCCTCAAGAGAACTCTGAACACCTTGATCATCAGTCAGTTTACTAGCATCAAGTTTATCAGGCTCATCAGGTTTCTTTATTTCTGCTAGTGGGCTAGCTTCTGCTAGTGAACTAGCTTCTGCTTCAGCTATCTGTTCAGGTGTCTTCTGAGGAGGGGCTTTCTTAACAAACTTATTGTCATCGCCAAGATTGCTAATGTAGTTGTAGGTCTCCTTAGGGAGATCCTCATAGCGACCTTCCATGTATGCAATTCTAGCTTTAGTACCACCGTTGTACATAGCCAATGCACCATTGTAGTCACCCTTGGTCATTACCAAGTTATCCTTCATGATCCTAGCAGAAAGATCAAGGTTCACTGAAGGATCTGTAAGAGTATTGGGGTCAATACCATAACGTTTTGCAGTCTTAGGGTTGATCTGTCCAAGACCTACACAATTAGCCTTGGATACTGCATCAGGTCTGAAGCTAGATTCCTGAAAAATCTGTCTACGAAATCTATCAGGATCTAGCCCGTACTTAGTAGCAGACTGCAAAATAAGATCATCAAACTGTGAAGTGAGGTTGTTATTATCTGCCACTTTTATTCCTTACATATCGTTGTACTGTTGATCACCACCAAAGGTAAGACTAGTGTACTTCTCCTGAAGCATTTCCTGTCTTTCAACTCTATTGTAGATTTCATCGCCAATGCTTTCAACAAGGTTTGAAGCTTCAGCTTGATTCATTGAGAAGATAGAGTTACCCGCACGGTCAGCTACAGTAAGCACATTACTAGAGTTGTCAAAACTCAATGTAACATTCTTATCGACATCCTCAAGGTATTTACTCGGAATCTCCTTCTTGATTCTATCAAGAAGTTCTTTATCAGGTACTGTGAGACCACTCCACCCAGTAAAGAATGAAGACGGAACTGAAGTGCCCATAAGATTCTTAAAGGACTTATTGTACTCAGCCTCGGCCAAAGCTACAGCTTTCTCAGCAGTCTCACCCATACTTCTAAAAGCAAACGTTAAGGTAGTCACAAAAGCCTTGCCATTGTAGTCAATATCTTTAGAATCCCCTAACATAGGATCTTGAATAGCCTTAATAGCCTTATCTCTGATCTTGGTGATTTCCTTAGTATTACCTTCATCCTTAAGCTTCTGGATCTCAGCCTTACCTCTAATGATGTCTTCGATAGGTCTGCCTGAGTCCAACATGAGAGCCAATGCTCTAGCATCCTCTAAGTTCTTATCGGCACTAGAGCCAACAATGCTACTGAAATTAGAGGGGTCTGCTTTATACACTTCAATCAGGGTTTTTACAGAATCCTTAATTTCCTTAGGGAAAGTCTTACTGGTCATAAACTCCTTAGTGGAGTTATTGAGCCAGTTAAGTGCATCATTGGCCTGATTAGTGAAATGTTTTCTAGCAGGATTGTCCTTAAACGGAAGGTGTGGATTCTTAGCAATAGCTAACTGATCCTTGAAGGTGATTGCACCAGTATCTACAAGGAACTGATAGGCTGTCTCAATATCCTTGTTAGTAATACCTGCGACATCTTTAGAAACTACAGGTTCACCTCGGGCAACCGACTGTACAAAAGCTCTAGACACTGAAGTCTTTAAAAGCTCATCCTGCTGTTTCTTAAGTGCTATCGCATTCTTCTTAGCATTAGCTATCTGAACCTTTACTGCCGCATCGTAAGCCTTCTCAACGTCCTCGACTTCATCAGTAAGAAGACCACCTGACTCTTCAAACTTAGAGTTTCTAAGAGCAAGCAGTTCTGCCGCCTTACCATTGTTGGCCATAACGTTAAGGCCATTCTGGAAATCCAACTTAGCCTGAGCATCAGAAGCATACCTGAAATTAGCATTCTTAATGACAAGATTCTTATAACCTTCTTCACCTAAGACCTGGCCAAAAGTAACCCCGTCAAGGCCGGGGATTTCCCTATCTTTAAGGTCTCTAATGGTCTGACTTGCATTAGGGTTAGTAGAAAGAATCTCCAAGGTAGAAGACACCTTCTTAAGGGTATCATCAGGCTTCTCGTGAGCACCTGTGGTGAGTGTCTGTTCTGCAAACTTACCAACAAGAAGGTCTGCAGAGACATTCTTACTAGAGCTAATAGCGCTAAGTTCAGCGGCACTAGAGATCAAGTCCTGACTTCTCTGATAGGAATCCTCAACAGTCTTCTGTCTCAGCATCATCTTAACACGCTGATTAGGAGAATCTGAGTAAATACCCTTATTGAAGAAGTAGTCATTATCAGCATAACCAAAGGCTTTAGATGCACCTGCAGATTGTTCCTTCATGTACCTGAAGAACTCTGCATCAACCTGTTCAGGAGCCATGCCCTTAAACTCATTAGCATCTACACGAGCCTGAAAGTCCTGAGCAATATTACTGAAGAGAATCTTACCATGCTTCTGCTTAAGGGCGCTCATAGCAAGAGGGTCATCTTGGAATGGGACTTTACCCTCAGCCATCTGTTGCTTGTACTCTTCAAGAGAGTGGGACTGAAGGTATTCATCAGCTACATTCTCAGCTAATTCCTTACGTGCCTCATAGACACCCTGAATACCCTTAAAGGCCGCCCCAACAGCACCAAACCAGTCATCAGCTTCTTCAATAGTCTTCTGAGGTTTGATCGTAGGAGCAGTAGCTTTGGATTCCCCTAGCTTTGTCATAGCAGAGTTAAAGTATCTCCACTGCCCCCACTCATTCGCAATAGATGAATTCCCGTCTGAATTTTTATAAGCCATTAGTAATAGGTTCCTCTACGTCGTTGAGTCGCTTGCTGTACCATGTTGCCATAGTTAGCAATCTGGTTAAAGAACTTGAGTTGCTTGTCATAGGAATCCCAGTTAGCAATCACCCTGTCCATGAAGCCCATCTTAGATCCTGCAGTAGCCGCATTGGTAGCGGCTGTGCCTGTAGAAGCGTTAGAGGTAAGAGCGGCAACACCACCTGCACCTCCTGTAACTTCAAGTGCAGAGACACCACCTGCGACATTGGCTCCAGTAACCGTAGGAGCGGCACTACTGATAGCGTCAACACCTACTTCAGCCGCTAGCATACCACCCGTTTTACCACCCGCAGTGCCACCGATAGCACCACCGACAGCACTAGCGGCACCTGCCGTAGCGGCACCTAAAGCGGCACCCATAGCAACACCATTAACAAACTGGCCGAATGCCTGTGTGCCATGGATATAGGATGCACTAAGCTGATCCTTAGCTTGTTCAACTTCAGCCTTAGTAGAAATGTACAGGGCTTCTTTCTGCCCCCTGATGTTCCACACATCATTGAGATAAGCTTCCTTGTAGGAAGTCACCTGTCTAGCCGTCTGACCTCTAACAGTCTGCATGATCTTTTCTGAAGATCTACCTTCGGTGCCTGTCTCAGCTAACGTGGCTTCAAGCTGAGAGTTGTTCTGATATGAATTAAGGGACATCGTAAACAAGTCCACAAGGGCTGAGTCATATCTAGATCTCTCTTGTCTATCAAGAGCCGCTTGGTTATAGTTATAGTTCCTCTGCAGATACTCCATCTGCTTTAGGAAGGCTTTAGTCTTTTGCTTGTTTTGTTTGGAGATGTTATTAAGTGATGAACCACCACCGATGATACCACCAATAACAGCACCTGCAACTACACCACTCATTCTTTTAGCAATTCCTCTCTGTTAGTTGTTAAGAGAATCCACTCATCAGTGAACTCCTTCTCAGCTTCCTTGACATCATTAGAGTCAGTCCTAAAACACATCGTGATGTAAGTATCAGTAATAGCCCTAAATGCCTGTCTGCGCCCTGCCTCAGCTTTGATAACGCTATACCCCTCAAGTCTCCCTACAGTGTTACCTAAGGTCACATAGCAATCACCACTAACAATGACAGTTGTGGGGATCTTAATCAAAGCTCCAATTATAGCTACGTCCTTAGGTACTTTACAAGTCCTATAGTAAACACCTTCATGAATGAATTGTTCAATTGGAATATCTACTTCATCACAATGTTCAATGGCATACTTAGCCATTTCACAAAGGATGTTATTCTGTTCTGGAGTGAGGGGTAGTAACGTCATACTGCTGAATTCCTTCTAATATAAAGACCTTCCCAACCACCTGAGATAATGTTAAGCGGCTGAGGGACGTTTGAGGATACACTAATGGCAACCTCATTGTTAGCATCTTGTACAGGGAACTTAAACTTACCTGTGTACAAGTTATTAGCACCAAGCTTAGTTCTGGATTCACCTAGGTTTCTACCTGTGAATGTATACTTGAAATGCTTGTTCTTGATTTCATTGTTAACGTGACATTCAAAGACACCTGACTTAGAGTAGTTAAACCAATAATACCTAAGCTGTAGTCTTCCTTCGTCTTCCGCAACAACGCCTCCACTGGCTGTGGATTTCTTAATGTTCTGCTTAGACAGGACAGTGTAGAAGTAATAGGAGATACCTACGAAGACACTCTTACCTCTATGGTCACCATAAAGTCTGATCTTACCTTCAGATTCATCCCAATCCTCAAATTCCCAAACAGAGCCGTCCTTATCGACTACATAGTATGAATACTCACCTGTATTCTTGGAAACATATCCATAGACATCCTTAAGTGAGATCTCCGTGTAATCCTCAAAGTCGCTGTATTTAGCATCCTCAGGGATTTTGTATTCAACCTTCCTGTCCATAAAGAGTCTTACAGGCTCTTCAGGAAAATCAATAGTGTTGCCAGTAAGCTGTGCCTTATCAAGGAACAGCCCATTAGGAGAGTTAATAAGGAAGTAAATAGTTGAGCCTACAAACTCTGCTAGGACTACCTCAGTACCCTTGTACCCAAAGACCCACTTAAACCAAGCCTGCTGTTCACTTACACCGTTCTGCAAGATAAACTTATAACAGAACACAGTGTTAGGATTCTCAGTATTCACCAACGTAACAACATTCTCAGTTGTATTCCCTGACAACCTAGTGACACCCCTAGGGATATACGTAGGCACGTGTGCAGAGACATCTTCAGCGTCCTTAAGGTCTGCTACGTCCTGCAATGAGTAATATCTCATGAGAGAGCTATAGTTAACTCTGTCATTGACAAAGAAGATACTCGGCCCGACACTGATAGGCTGAACCTCAGGATTGTAGTCAAAGTTAGTGATTTGGTCACACTTAACACTCTTAGGGGTCATGACACCATCGCTAGACAAGACGAACTGACCTTCTCTAGAGAAAAGCATAAGCTCTCTAGCAAAGGGGACTGCATGTGTAAGTGTAGCTACTTTGTTAGAAGACACTGAAACGTCAATGGGGTCTGTGTCAGCAATTGCGGCTGAGGACTTAAACCAAAAATTAAAGAAGTCGTTAGTCGAACTAAGAATGATAGACTCATCCGCAATTACGCCTAGTCTGTTTCTATAAAAGAAAATATCATTAATACGACGACCAATAAAAGACGGATCAGGATTAGTGTCTTCATTACCAGAACCTCGGTCTACCCAAGGTAACTTCTTAAGCTTAAAGCTACCGTCAGACTCTCTGACAATGGCATGAGGCATGTTCTTAGGTTCAATCTTATAGGGAATTCTGGGTGCAATAGTTTCCTTCCAAACCTTATGAAGGTCATCCCACTTAACGTAGAAGTCATCATCCTCTGATTTCTTTTCACCAGATATCTGCATAATGTAACCTTCAGGGGCAATCGGAGGGAGCTTATTCACAGCCGTTACTTTGCCCATGTAGGCGATTGCATTCTGATTACCAAAGCCATCCTTGACGAGTACATTAGGAGGTGTCAATCTAGATTTGGATTGAATGGTAATAATAGAGTCACCAACAAGACCAATTGTATAGTTGCTAACACTAGCACTTGACCTAGAGTACCCCATAGAAGCTCTACCGCCCACCTGATTAAGGAGATCGTCGTAAGTTCCCCCTACGTCAGGGTTATTACCATCAGGCTTCTTACCCGTAGACATTAGCGAATAAAGAGCTCTTGCAATAAATGCCGTTGTGGTCTGAACTGCCTGTTTGGCTTCACCACCGTCAGGAGTAATCACGCCACAAATATACTTGCCTTCAATGTAGATAGCATAAGTCTTAGCATACTGTGCATTCTTAATGTACACAAGAGCAGTGTCGGACTTACCTGAAGGTGAAGTTCCACTTACAGCATCCACAACCTTCTCGGTATTCAAGACAAAGGTGTAGTCAGCGACAGTAACAGCCTTAAGGGATTCCTTTGGGTTATCTGCAGTAATGTATTGCCTATCCTCATCAGTTTCAAAAGAGCAAGATCTAGCGTTACCTTTAAGGTCAAACACTTGGAACTCACCACTACCTAACTGAAGGATGTACTGCTCTGTCTCATCTCTGTTGATGATGTGGTACTTCTTCTTATTAGTGTCTACTTTGTCTGAGATACGCTTAACGTGGATCGTAGGAGGTCTCTTTTGGAGCCCCTCAACCTCATTAGGAAAACCGTTGATAAGCTCAGTAACCTGATCAGGGAATCTGATAATGTCAGGCTGTTGAGAGACACCGCCCTTGAATGAGGGCACACTTTGAGAAACCAAAGGCATACCTTAGCTCCTCTGAATCTGTTGAGAGATAAACGAGTCGCCACTGTAGATATTGTACTCACCAGACATAAGATCATAGTCTACAATGTCTGCATAAGCAGTAGCTTCTTCATACTGAAGTGAAGCGTCAATATCAGCACTAGTCAGGTACTTTACCTGAAAGGTTCTTGCGGCTTTCACAGTGATGTACTTACGGAAGACCACAGGAAGCTCTTCGAATGGAAGCTTCTTAACAAGTTCCGTAACAGTAAGACCTTCAGGGAACTCATTGGTATCCGTCTCAAGGTCGAAAAAATAGCCCGATCTGTTAACTAGCTTGTAACCTGAAGAAAACACCCTGATATAATCATGGGCAAACGGTACAAGCCCAGTATCAGAATCGGGCGTAAGATAAACGTTATTAAGAGTATTGAAGCGATAACCCCTAGATTGAACTTCGGTGCTAACTGCACTAAGGATGCGTTTAGCATTCAATACATCCACATTAAGGTCGTCCTCAAGTGAGTTTACAGGACTTGAGCCTACGGACGACAGGATTTCATTTACAGCATCAAGTTCATTACTAGGTGTAATAATCATTACTCTTCCTTATTGTTATTGTTTTTAGGCTTTCTAGCAGGTCTCTTAGTGGGGGTAGCCTTCTCTCCATTAACACGAGCCTTAGGTTCGTCAATAGGGAGACCAAGAGCCTTAGCCTCCTCAAAAGAGAGAGCACTACCCCACTTGCTTAACTGACAGAAGAACGTATTGCTATAAGCCTCGTGGATTCTGTCAAGAGTCATTATTAGACCTGAGCCGTCTCAACAAAGACACCAACGGCTTCGGGACGGAGACCACCGTGACCCATAGCGTACTTGGCAATGATCTGGTCAGCCTGATACTCAGCACGGCGAGCACGTTCCATAGCAAGATCCTTAAGCTTCACCGTACCAACAGCGGAACGATGGAAGACAATACCCTGAAGCTTAGCGGCAGTAAACTTCGTATTGAGCTTATGCTTACCATCAACACCATCGTTGAGGAGGTGCGGAACTTCAATCACTTCGAAACCGCAAATCGTCTGGAGCTTGCCAGAGTTCGGATCGAAGAGAGCCTGATAGTTAGCCGAGTCGGGCATAAGAGCCTTAATAAGAGCAGAGTAACCTTCAGGCGTCAGGAGGCAGTAGCGGTCACCCATCGGAACGTAGTTCTTCGTAAAGGCGGCACGAGCGGCAAGGAGACCTTCAATGATCTTGTTACCGTAATCAGCGGACTGCGAGATAGCAAGACCCGTTTCAAACTCGAAAGCCTTGCCAGTACCCTGAACCTTTTCGGCACCAACACCGTTGTCAGGAATATTTTCCTTGGCTTCAGCGGCATCCTTAGCGGCCATGTTGGCAAGTTCATTGATAATAGCACAGTCAGCAGACTGAGCAAGGGCTTCACCAAGCTGACGTGAGTATTCAACTCGAACGTCATAGTGGTTCATAGCATCATCAATATCAGTGATGAGGCAGTCAGCAGTAAGAAGACCATCAATAGCGATGACCTTTTCGGAGTGTTCAAACTTCTTACGCTGATCATCAAGAGAGTTACCCGGAGCAAGATACTTAGCACGGGTACGGCCCATAACAGCGAACGAAGCAGACTTACCGTGGTCAATCGTTCGAACCTGATGACGGGACATCATCACGGTGTTACGGGCGAAGGCAGTCAGGACTTCACCTGAAAAGACCTTCATAAAGAGAGCATCGCGTTCACCTGCAGAAAGCTTCTGACCAGGATTAGAGATACCAGTAGCGGCAAGAGCGGCCATTGTTTATAGTTTCCTATTAAAAATTAAAGATTGTTGTTGTTAAATAAAATTAAAAATTAGTTGCCCACATCTGCTGTTCAACCATACGGGTATACCCTGCATCACGACCATAACGAGGATCAGACATAGCCTTGATCACGTCAGCCTTGCTATTGTAACCCTTAGGTGAACCATTAGGAGCTGATGCACCACCATGAATAGACTTCTTGGCGGTACCCATCTTGGCAACCATCTTAGCCTTCATACCTTCAAGCATAAGAGTGATTGCATTGATGTTGTTGTTGTCGATGGCTCGATTAAAGGCGTCAATAGACTTCTTAGTAAGGTTCTTAGAAGCCCAATTGACAATGCTACGGTATTCCTTTTCACCACCAACAGACTCATAAATAGCCTTGGTGAAACGCTCCTCCATAGCAACACGACCTTCAATAAAGGCTTCAATAACTTCAGGCGGGTAGCCTGCCTTATTGAGGGCTTCAATAGTCTCTTCGGAAAGAGAACCCTTGGTCTCATATTCCTTGACTGCACTATTGAAGTCGACACCCTTACCCTTAAGGTCTTCCTTAATCGAAGAAATTGCCTTACTGTGCTTGTCTACTTCTTCCTGAAGGTCTTTCTCACCTTCTTCCCTATTATCTGCAGTAGACTCGTCACCTTCTTCGGCATTGCCTTCGGTATTAGTGGAAGGCTCTTCCCCCTCAGTTTCGACAGGGGGAACACCTTCATTGTCATCATACTGAATCTGGTCAGTGCTAGATTCCATGATTTCAATGCCATTAGCCTCAGCTTCCTGCTGAAGAGACGGCGTATCATAAACTTGAGAATTGTCTTCCATTATTTATTATTCCATTTGTGATTTAGCTTCCTCAGTAGCAATCTGTGCAGAAGCGTCGATACCCTGCTGTTGTGCATACTGTTCCATAGCGGCCTGCTGTTCTGCCTGAAGTTCCTCAGGGGTCTTCACAAGACCAGTAGCGTCAATATGAGCCGCCGCAAAGATTCTAGTAGCCAAGTTACCTACGTTAAGAGCCTGAAGGAATTCAGGGAACTGTTGCATAATCTGCAATGCCTGAGCAAGATTGTTAAGATCCTGACCTCTACCAAGAGCGTCAACACCCGTAATAATCGTGGGTTCAATCTCAGCAATACTCTCGTCAAGCACAGGAAGCAAACCCTGAGACTGCATCTGATTAAAGACACAGCCAACAAGAGGATACTGAAGCTCCTGAGACAAGAGAGAATAGACACCACCCAAGGTGTCTTCAAGTTCACCTGCGACGTACCTAATCTCTTCTGCGGTAACTCTGTCTCTACCTGCCGCACCGCTCTGAACTGCAGAGTTCAAAAGGAATGCGTAAGACAAGCGAGATTCAATCTGCTGTGCCGTAGTCAACACAGTAGACATGTCCATGCTCTTATTCAACTGCATGGGAATCACGTCTTCCTGTCGCCCCCTCACGAAGGCACCATTCTCAGCCTTAGCCAAGGCTCTAATGTTCGTCTGACAAGCAGGAGAAACCAAATAGAGAACCTTGGATGCAACCATAGACATCTCTACAATTGCCTTAGAGAGGTTCTCAAGAGAGACCAAGTCACCCAAATAGTCCTCAACGAAGGATCGGCCATAATGTTCACCATCCTTCTTAGTGAATCGCAAAGGAATCCAAGGAGTCTTACCTGCAGGGTACTGCTGTTCAGAACCTGCAATGACCTCACTTTCGATTTCCTGATAGGTTTCCCAATGATAACCTTCACCTTCAGCAACCCTGTAGATATGCGTATAAATATCTACCTTCTCATTGAGAGACTGGTTACCAGTTTCAGGGAGCAAGGATTGAATGTTATCAGGGAGTGAGCCTCTAGCTACAGTGTCCTTAGCAATAATCTGAAGGACATTGCCAATAGCATCTCGCTGTACCACATACTCTCTAAGGCTATAGCATCTCATGCCACCCTCAGCAGGAGGGAGAAACAAGAGAGCATTACCTGCAATGACCAACTGCTTGATTGCTTCAAAGAGAGTAGGTCTGAGAGATTGAGACTCCATATACTTGACCATCTGCTGTTCCATAAGTGAAAGACCATACTCAATATTGTCCTTCATCTGGGTATCTCCAGATTCATTCAGCATGATGGTTGATTCAGAGTCAAGCCCAAGTCTAAAGAAGGGCTGATTCGGAGGCAGAAGAGCTAAGAGAAGCTTAGAGGCAAGATTATTAAGACCTCTAGCACCTACAGAGTTATATGGGGTAGTGTAGTTCGTACCACCATCATCAGATTCCTTAGGGAAAAGCATAGGAATCGTGTAGGTCGCACACTTCTCTGCTCTCTGAGTATACGGGTCTCGGTCGGTAGTCAGTTTGTCATAGGTAACCTTAGCACCCTCAAGAGGGATGTTACCTGCAGTATGTTCAGTATTAGTTGCCATTCCAACCGTCCCATCCATCATTCAATGATTGATTACCAACCATCATAACCCTCCTTGTTAGACAATGTTACGACCTGCACCAGTAACAGGGGTATCGTTCTTGGAGATCTTCAAGGCTTTCTTACCCTTACGATACTTAATCTTGGCAGTTTCTTCCTTCTGCTCAGCTTCACCTTCCTGATTGGTCAGTTCAAGTTCAGGAGCAGGAGTGGGTGCCTCAACTGCACCGCCACCACCAGAGCCACCACGGTAAGCACCAAAACTAGCAATCTTAGCCACCTTCTTAAAGGCTTTCTTAATCGAGAATCCCATTTAAATTTCCTTATAAAATGTTTTGTATGAAGAATAACCTAGGTGTTTCTCATAGGTATTCTCCAACATCTTTCTATTAGGGAGATTCGCATTAGAGAACATTACCAGTTTAAAACCTTTATCTTTGGCAATCTTTTCTAAGACATACGCCAAGGCTCTAGCTAAACCAACACCTCGCTTAAAAGCTACAGTGCATTCTTCGTTAATAACTTGGATACTCGTAGGTGCATACCAAGGACTCCCCCAAGACACTAGGGATGCACCCACGAGTTCCATATCCTTATCGTAGCAACTAAGTACACAGTAACCACTATTATCTTCTGATAAGACAATCTGCTTTAGAAAATCATAGACAATGTGCTTACTAGAATACTTAGAGACAAACGGAAGGGAATTAGGATTGTATTTAATCAGCTCAATTCCCTTGTCAAAAATATAATCTAAGATCTTAATGTCTTCTTTACCTTTTAAGACACAAATCTTATAGACCTTACTAGAGGGGATTAGTCCCTCGTGCAGAACCAACATAGTCAATCCTTAAGGCTTTCTTTCCCTTATTCTTTTTGCGTTCTTCAGATTCCTCAGCCCCAAGCTCAGGTGCCTCAGGCTCAAGAACAGGGTTCTCAATAGCAGGAGCATTGACCTTAATGTCAGGAGTCTTAGGCTTCTTAAAAAGAGCCCCCATAGTTAGCTATCTCCATTAATTAGTTTGTTTATTATAATGATCTTCAAGATAAGAGATAACCTGTTGGATACCCATAAGGAGATTACGGTCATCAGAGTACCAAATCATCTTACGGATATCGAAGTCCTTCTGGATTCTCTCAAGGAGCTCCTTAGGAATGTACGGGAAATCTTCATCAATATCAACCACGTTATTGTTATCAAGTTCCATAGTGTATGTGTTCCTTAGTCTACTAGGGGATACTAATTAAAATTTGTCTTGTTGTATTAGGAGTACATTTTGGGGTTGTACAGAGGAGGGATCTCACCTTCAGTGAACCTAAGGAAGTCTTCCTTACGGAGAATCCTAGCCATCGTACACTGCAGAATAGCATCGTCTTCGGTAAGCCCCTGCTTCTCATAAGCCTTGACCACAGCATCCCAATAGGACTCCACAGGAGTAGCATCAAGGAGCCTCTTAGCCTTTACAGGGCCATACGTAGGACATCCCTTATAGCCATCCGTAGTGTCACCAATGAGAGTCTGATACATGAGCCAATACTTTGATTCATCCTCAGTAATGTCTTTAAATTCACCTCTACCAAAGTCAAAGAATTTAGACGGAATAGTCTTAAAATCCTTATCCATAGACACAATAATAGCGTCTTTATAGGTAGTAGCATAAATACCAATTACATCATCAGCCTCAAGATATTTAATGGGTTTAATTACGATATATTCGGAGTTATTATAAACCCATTCAACCAAGGCTTTATAACAGGTAGGCTTTCGGGAATTCCTTCGATTACTCTTATATTCAGGAAGATAATGCTTTCTAAAATTATCCTCATCAGAGAAGAAAAACATCATGTCTGAAATAGAATAATCTTCAAGAGTGGTTTCCTTTAGGGCAAACAAAATGTTATCCAAAAGATTCCTAAACTGCTCAACGGCATCCTCAAGGTAAGCATGGCAAGTCCAAAGACCATCACCCCAGTCGATGTCCTTTTGGACACTAGAGGATGCCTTATAGGCAAGGATATCTCCGTCAATCAATAGCTTGGCCATAGTAGATATCCTTATGGTAGTTATAGAGCTCAAGACCTTCAGTAGTCAGGTGCCACTTGTTGGTAGGCTTACCAAAGCAGAAGCACGTAATGTGGCCACGAGATGCCGCCTCAGCTACAAGCTTAGCTTTGTATCGACAGAAATCAGACTGAAGCTTAGGGGTATGAGCGTCAATATACCCAAGGAACATAAGATACTTGTGCATTATTCGTAGTCCTCCTCATCATCACCCCAGTCGTAACCAGTCTCAAGCTCAATGTTGACATCCTTAAGTGCTTCAATGATAGCCTCTTCAGTAGTCGTGTCATAGAGCTCACGGACTCCATTAGGAGTCTCCAGACGGGCATTGAGGTAACTCCCGTCCTCATCTCGTTCGTACCAGAAAATAATTTTGATCTTCTTATTAGTGGCAGTCATACCAGTTATCTCCAATTTTACCTTCAGTATCCAACTGACAATTAAACTTAAAGAACTCCTGAGTCTGTCTCATAGACTCCTGAGCAATTCGTACACAGTCTTCTGCAATCTCTTTGGTTCTACAGGCAACCTGTACCTCATCATGCACCCACGCCATCATGGCAAAGTCTCCGTCCCAACCATGCTTATAGCCTGCTTTACGCATATTCTCCTCAACAAGGCACACCCACTTCTTACAAATTAGGGCACCTGCAGACTGCAGGATAGTGTTCAGAGCCGAGTGAGGGCTTCGCACATAAACAAGGCGGCGATCAAGCCCAAGAATATGATGAGAAATATTAAGAGTAGGGCAATCAGGGTGGACACGCTTCTTCCATTTTACTTTTTGAGTATTACCAATCCATTCGGAAGACTCAACAAGAGCCTTTTCGATGGAGCTACAGAGCTTCTTATATGCAGGTACAGCCTTAAAGAACCTTTCCTTAAGAGCCTTACCGTCCTTAGCAGTCCCGTTGATGACAGCTCCAAGCTTACCATCACCGCCGCCATAGAGCATACAGTAGATCATGGTCTTAGCTTGGTCTCTAGTAGGAAGCCCTGCCATCTTCTGATTATGGGTGTGAATGTCACCCTCAAGGATTTCCTTTATGTAAGCCCCGTTGTCAAAAGGATACAGAAAAGACCCAAAACAACGAAGTTCGAGACCAGAAGCGTCGATACCTGCCTCAAACCAGCCTTTAGGTACTGTGAACAGAGACCTACACTCCTTACCGTATGGAGACCTTCCTGCAGGTACCTGTGCAACATTAGGATATGAATGAGTTGCACGACCAGTAACAGCCCCATTAGGATTGACAGAACCATGAATTCTGTAGTAACCATCTTCATCCTCAACCATCAGTTTAAGCCAAGCATTGTCACCCTCAGCAAGCTGTGAAATACGCTTGTTAATCAGCAGGTACTCAAGGATCTTAGGTGTCAATGAGATACCCATAGCAGACTGCAGGGTATCTTCATCAACCTTAGGAGCACCCGTAGGTGTAACCTCAGTAGGTTCCCAACCTCTTTCCATAAGAACCTTAGCGATATGGCTACGAGAGTTGGGATTAAAGGTAACCTCTTCGTATTGAGGATAAGGAACACCTGCTTTAATGCCCCTCTTAGCATTATCTCGCTTGTAGACCTTGTCTCCCTTGTAGACAGTCCAAGTACCTACCTCAGAGACAAGGCTATCATAGATCTCCTGCCTCTTAGCTGAGAGTTCAGCATAGAGCTTTACTGCCGCATCTTTATCAAAGACAAACCCATTACGCTCCTGCTTAGCCATAACCCAAGCAATGTCATGCTCAAGCTGAATAGCCTTCAAAGGGTAACCCTTAGACATCAGCTTATTGAAGAGCTTAAGGGTAACCACAACGTCCTGCTTGTTGTACTCATACATCTCAGGAGTGAATTTGTCCCATGCGTCCTCTTGTTCACCGTAGGTGCCCTTAAGCTCACCCATGCGGTAACCATAAGCCTTCAAGCTATGGGAACCATAGAGAGCCTTAGGGAGCTTTCCAGTACGCATAAGACCAACGTCAGTGTCCTTGATGTTCGAATAGATCAGACGAGCAAGCACAAGAGTGTCAAGCACACAGTCACGGGGATCGAAAGAAAAGCCATCACCCATCAACTTTTTAAGGCACGGGATATCGAAGCGTATGCCGTTATGAAAGACGATATTATAATCATGACGACCATACCAGTCAATTGCGTTCCAGTAATCCTTTAGATCCGTGTACCCAGTGTACTTATCAGTATAAGAGTCATAAATCCACCCACACCAGAACTTGGTGGTTGTATCCAACAGACCATTGGTTTCAATGTCTGTAATAACGAATTTGTCTTTAATTGTCAGCATTTTCTATTCCTTAAATAGCTTTGCTAAAAGATCCTACAGGAACACCAAAAGGAAAGCTACTGTAATAGAGATCACCCACATTACAATCACGTAGATCTTGAATACCAGAACGCTGAGGTCTCTGTACTCAGCAGAATACTCATGCTCAGAGGCTAGAAGCACAGGAGCTATAGGAAGCAACAGGATAATCCAAAAGCATGAGAGGACACGATCCTTAAGAGACATGTCCTTGTCGTAATACCAGAAAGTAAGCGGGTAAATAAACTCTTTAAAACTCATTTTCTTCATCCCCAAAAGGACATTCAGGATCTGCCTCATAGTCAGAGAGCCTACCAGTGTCCTGATCGTAGTAAAGGTATCCACTGATACCAGTGTCACCACTAAAGCGATTCTTAAGGACTCTCAGAGTCAACACATTAGGATTGTCACCCTGTTGGTTCCTCTCAAGGCCGATCACCATATCAGAGAGTTGTGCAATAGCTCCAGACCCTCTAAGTTGACTCAAGGACACCTGTGCCCCCTCTTCGTGTCCCTTCTTCTCAGGACGCTTAAGGTGAGACACTACGAACATGGTAGCTCCTGTCTCTTCCACAAGGGAACGAAGGTTTGTCATGAGCTTGTCAATAGCTTTACGTTCACCTCCGTCCTCATCGGTATCCATGCCAGAGACCACAATGGAGATATGGTCAAGGAATATACGCTTGCATCCAAGGGACACAATCATGAACCTAAGCTTACTAAGCAGATTACCTGAATCAAGTGAGCCAAAATGGTCGTATAGGAAGAATCTTCCATTGCCAATTGTTTCGTTAAAAGCTTTGCCTCGTTCACTTTCATCTGCACACTCAGGGTTGAGTATGAGTCGCTTATTGAGGTGAATTGACATGAGCTCCATCCCAGTTTTTCGAGTAGACTCTTCAAGAGCAACAATTCCGCAAAGTTCTCCACGCTGAACACCAAAGTAGTATTCGAGTTCTCTGAGGATTGTTGATTTACCCATACCACTACCACTTGTGAAGACATACAATTCGCCATGTCTAGCTCCTTTAGTTTTCTCTTGAAGTGCCTTCCAAGGGTACTCCACAGAATCCTTAAGATCATCAATGTCGGTTACGCACTTCTCATACAAGTCCGTACCCGCAACAATCCCATCAGGCCTGTAAGGCTTGGCATTCCAGATAGCCTGAATAACATCACTACCTTTTCCTTCAAGGAGACACTCATTGGGGTCTTTCAAAGGAAGGTTGGCAATGAACGCCTTACCTGCAGGCAACACCTTGGCACACTCTTCACAAGCCTTACGACCAGGTTCATCCATGTCAAACATGAGAACCACTTCTTCAAACTTGTCAAGATATTCTAGATTAGCTTCAATAGCCTTCTTAGCCGCTTGAGCACCATTAGGGATACTCACAACAGGCCATTTGTTTGACTGGAGCTGACTCACAGTAAGACAATCAATCTCACCTTCAGTAATCACAATCTTCTTACCAGAAGACCACAGCTGAGAACCGAAGAGGTGGTTAGCGATCTTACCAAGTACAGCAAAGGACTTGTCAGGGAACCTAAGCTTCTGACCTACGATGTTACCATTGTCATCATAGTAGTTGGCTACTTGACAGGGAGTACCCTTGTAGTCTCCTACCATGTACTTGAACTTGGAACAAGTGTCTTGATTGATCTTCCTTGCAGAAAGATAGGACACATCAAGATCATCAAGGGAAATACATTCCTTACACACAACACTCTCCTTTTGTTGGATTACTTTCCCATCAGCTCTAAAATACGAATTACAAGAATAACAATACCTATGGCCATCACTAAAGACTCCACAGGCGTCAGAGGAACCACACTTAGGACAAGACTCATGATAAAGGAACGTACTCTCTTGATAATCTTTCATTTTTACAACAGGTAGTTTTCTACGAGATACCGAAGGCTCTTCCAACCGTTCAGATTAGCATACTTGCGGTAATCAGGATCTTGAATGCAAGCATGCTCCATAGGAGACAAATGCCTGCCATCATAGAGGCGATCGTACAGCTTCATATCCTTCTCAAGGTCAGGATTAGAACCATCATGATTATTATAGCTCACTCGGGCACATCGTGCGGCAGAGATCTTCATAAGCTGACGGTAGTTATCCTTACCAATCTTCTTAATATCCTCATCAGTGATGTACGGAAGGGACACGATAGTATGCACCTTATCTGCACCCATGCGAGCAAAGATATCAGGGCAGTCCTTACGAGGAATGCTAACCTCAAGAACACCTACTTCCTTGTTACGGTAACGATCCATCTCATCATAGATGACTCTTGCAAGCTGTCGGATTTCAGGCTGTGCATCAGGTGCAAGCCTAAGGGCAAAGAAGTTGTACCACTCAGTGGCAGTAACGATCACCTTAATGAACTGGAAGGGCTCAAGAATGCGGTTGACGTGTTGCTTATGGATACCCAAGCGTTCCATCATCTCAGCAGTCTTGCAGGCATTATCTGCGGCTTCCTTCCAAAGAACATGGAAGGCAGTAGTAGTAACTTCATCAGCCTCAGTCTCACCTACCATACCCTTCTGATTCATGAAGACCTTAGGAGGCATCACAGGGTTCTCTCGCACCTGTTCAATCACACGCCTCACAGGGATAGCACGTGAGCTACTGGCATTACGTGAGAAGACACGATGAGTCATGAACTCACTGTGGATATATCGAGGATAGGTCAACTCGAAAGTCCACAGGTTTTCATAATGGACAAGACACTTAGCAGTACAAATATTCATTCTTCGTCGTCCTCATCGTCGTCATCATCTTCCTCGTCTTCTTCATCAAGAGATTCAAGATACTCCTGATACTCGTCCTCCCAACGAGCTTCCCAATCCGATTCAATACGATCAATTTCCTTTTGAGTCTGCATATAAGCCTCTTAAAATAAAAGTGGTACCCTAGGAGGGACTTGAACCCTCACGAGCCTTGCTTCTCCACTGATTTTAAGTCAGTTGTGTATACCTATTTCACCACTAGGGTATATTGGCGGAAGTAGTAGGATTCGAACCTACGGATCATTTCTGACCACTGGTTTTCAAGACCAGAGCATTCAGCCACTCTGCCATACTTCCAGAATTTTTTGGGGTTACCGTTGCCCCATCGGATCTATTTCGGTAGACATCCTAGTCGGGAGCTACCCGACCTGCTAAGAGCCGTAGGACTTCCTCACTTCTCCTATTGTGAGAGGAGTACAATCAAACAGCGTATTTGGCCTCTCCTACAGGATTCGAACCTGTGACCATATGCTTAGAAGGCATATGCTCTATCCAACTGAGCTAAGGAGAGTTATCTTAATTAGGTTTGGTATCTTTAATAGATTCTTTATAGAAGTCTATTTCATTCTCTAGATAGTTATTAAAGATTTCAGCCCCTAAGTAAGTATAGAGAGCTTTTTCTTTCTCTAAAGAAGCTTTATATAGATTTTCTATAGGACATCCTGTATCTTCATCTTCATCTGTCACTAGCAACTGATCTTGTAAATCAAGTTCAGTTTTAATGTTAGACATGATTTCTTGAAGATGCGGGTTGAGTGTAATAAATTCAACCATATTAAAACCCCTTGGCTCCTTCCCGATGTTTTATGCCGATAGTTTAGAAGACTATTTCGGGGGCACGTTGTGAATATTGATTATTGCTTCAAGGCGTCTGTTGGTGTCTCTGAGTATTTTAACACCTTCCCCATGTAGCTCTGCACCTTCTGACAATAGCTGTCTACATACGACGACTGACTCTGCAGTAACTCTGTCGGTATGTTGCATGATGGCTTTGTTTCCACTGTTGATGTTGTATTGCAACCTGTTAATCCGCTTATCAAGAGCAGATTGCACAGCATCAGTGGTAGCCATGTCTTTAAGAAGTAAGTTAATCGTTGCATCTTTTCCTTTGGTTACCTTATCAAGCTTTGCAATGTACTCTTGTTGGGTTGATACTAGGATCTCCCTATACTTGTTCTCTTCATAGGAAGATCCTAGGTACAAACCAACAAAGAACGCAACACCAATGATAATGGCTTTAACGTATCTAAGCATGTTGCTTCTCTCTACTAGCGTACACTAATAGCCTACATAGACGAGATCGCCCTCTTGTACGTCATCAATGCAACCATTGTATTCCTCAAAGTCTACCTTAGATAGACCTGCCTTCTCTAGAAAGGTTTCTTTCTTAGAAAATTTAAGGAACTTAGCACCCTTACCGTACCACGACTTAACATCAAAACAGGGACAGTCCTTATGGACTCCGTCAAAATCTCGATGACCACATACAGTGACCTCATCGTTATATACCCCTCTCAGGTAATCAATAAGGACTCTAAGGGAATCCTTCTGCTCCTTAGTGAAATTGTCAGTGGACTTACCGTTACGATCAATGCCACCGATCAGGCAGATACCTACGGAATCGCTATTGTGCCCTTTGACATGTGAACCAACGGCATTCAGGGATCTACCCTCCTGAATAGTGCCATCGGTCTTAATGACAAAGTGATAGCCAATACCGAGCCATCCTTGCTGTCGGTGCATCTGATCAATCGTCTTCCAATCATAGGAATCTTTGGGTTGTGTGGCAGAGCAGTGAACAACAATGAATTTGGTTTCAGGTCTTGACTTGTAATTGATGAAACTCTTATGAGTCTCAATGTAAGGTTTCTTATAGTTAACGGTCATTTTTACTCTTCTTCTTATCAAACAAGACACCCCTAGGGATTTTCCTTACAGGCTCTTTTAGCCATTCCTCAGGGATCTTTTTGTCTGCATAGGGGATCTCATTCTTGTCACAGAATGATGCGTAGGTAGTCTTAGATCCCTTGTAGATAGGAGTAGCTGACCTACTAAAGACAAAACGAATGTCTAGGTTAGGATGTTGCTCTTTAATGAGCAGGTGTTTCTTTCTATCCTCTGCGTCCCATACTCCTTTGGTCTCAACAATGATTCCATTAGGAAGAACGAAATCAGGGGTGTACTTGTGTTTGCTTTCGGGTACTACATACTCAAGATAATATTGCTCGTAGTTAGGTTCAATTGAAAAGGTCTTGAGAAGATCACTGTTGACCTCCTCAAGACCTGACCTGTAAGTACCCGTATTATGCCGCCTCTTGTAGCTGTAGGCTGCCTTGCGGGTTGTCATGTTGGTTATTCTTCCTTAGTCTCTGCAGGGATAAACATGAGACGCACAAAGGCTTTAAGGGGGAACTCCTGACCACGAGAGCAAAGGACATAGCCGTCATCGTTGATGTCAAGATACCCAACACGGTAAGCACGATGACTGCCCGTAAAGTTATCCTTGTATCCCATGCCGTCTGCACTTGCTTCACAAACCATAACATCATAGGTGTCCTCAAGGGCGTCCTCAATATCGTACTCCCCGTTGATGATGTCTTCGACATCGTACCAGACACCCGTAGTGATCTTCTTGAGTTCCTTGGGGAACTCTTCTTCTTCAAGATCCTCACTATAGACTTGGAACTTGTAGGAGTTCAGGATACTGAACAGCTTATTCATATCAGGATCCTTGAAAACAACATCCATACGAGAGAGTTCAACAATCATGCGATCAGGAACAGGAATAAGGGCACCGTTATTTACTCTTTCCTCAATAACCTCATTGACCCTGAGGTTAATCATGTCGATAGTGAGACCACAAAGCATGTCGAACTTTTCAGCAATAGCCTTTTCAGTAAGCTTGTACTTGGTCATTTTTATGTTCCTTAATTAGAGATTAGAAGTCAGACGGGTTTTCATCGTCCTCAAGTTCCTCCCACGGTTCCTTAGAGGGAGCCTCATAGCCTTCCCCTTCATCACCGAAACCATAGGATTCTGCAGTACCACCACCAGAGAATTCATTGAGCTGAATCACCTGAATGGCCACAGGGCGGAGCGAGAGGCCGCAAGTCTTGGTAGTCGGGAGGTAGTACGGACGAACAGAGAAGTTAACCTTGATGACAGAGTCACGACCGATGTTAGCCGCTTCCATGGGCTTGCCACGGGAGTCAAACTGCGGGAGCTTGATGTTAATCTTTTCACCGTTCTTCTTGGTGATCTTGGCCTTCTGCTTGAACTTCAAGACAATACGACCTTCTTCGTCATTCTCGTAGATGTCAGACATGATAACCTTGCGGCCCTTGGCAACAGCCTTAGCAACTTCCTCATCGTTGTCATAGAAATCTTCAAGCGTTTCCTGAAGTTTTGCGATGAGCTTGCCAGTAGCTTCGTTGTCGTCCATTGCAAGATTGACCTTGTAGTCACCGTCAGGGTTGAACTTGGTGTCAGGATCCTTAAGGTACGGATACTGTGCATAGCCCTTGGGGGTGGTGAGTCGAATATCGTTCATAGTATGTGTTTCCTTTGTGTGTACTTGGGATGTCAATCCCTTCTTGAGAGACCCTTCTCTCTACTAGCGTACACAATTGATTTTGTTGATTTTGTTAGCTTAGATATGAAAGTAGAGAGGAGAACCCTAAGGCTCTTCTCTCTACTAGCGTACATTAATTGGGTTTAGTTATAGTGTACTAGCTAAATGCGTACATAGACTCTTTAGCACATTCAAGGTCGAGGTCACCCTTAGTAGGCACTTCAGGGAGATCCTTGAGCATCTTAGGAGACAGGAGGTTGCAAATATGATCATGGAGATCCTGCAAAACATCGTTCTCCGTGTAGGTACTTACAAAGACTTCTCGAACAGTTGTAAACATGATAGAGCCATGGCCTGCGGGTACACCATAGGAGTCGTGAATCATGGCAAAAGCATTAACACCCTTGTCAACACATGCACAGACAGTAAGCATCAAGTGAGAAGCGTCCATGCTGTGAACAAAGTTAGGTGCAATACCCTGCTTCTGCTTTCGACTGTCAATCTCTCCTGTAGGTTCCATAAGGTTAGGACGGAAGAACGCACCCTCCTGAACATCCTCAGATTCGCCAGAGGTTGTGTCAAAAATCTTGATAGACCCAGAGAGGACAGACTTGAGACGCTTAATCTTCATCTTGGGGTACTTCTGCTTTACGGGGAAACCTGCAGGGGTAATCCAAGTAGTAGGGAGATTTTTACCTTCAATGTTCTTGTCCTTTGCAAGGAGTCCCGAGGCAGTCTGAAGCCATTCCATGGCCTCAACAGCCTTGACCACGACACCCTTCAGGGAATCCCAGATAAGACCTGCCATATAACGAGCAGACTGGGAGGGTTTTGAGAAAGACAAAGGCTTATGAGCAAGAGCAGGATAAATGGTATCCTCAAGGATCTGGTCTGCAAAACCGAACTTACTAGCACCATAGCAAAGAGTCATCGTAGGACGCTTGGTGACACTACGGGAAACCCCATGATCGAGCCATTCCTTGGCAAGGCTCTTGGTGCCCTTCTTAAGGTAGCTAGAGCCATCCTCAAGGGTTTCCATAGTGTCCCCTGTGCCTTCCTGCAGGTCCCTCTTAAGGATCTCCCTTACCTTCTCCGCGACGATGCCGTAAATGTCATGTACATGATCATCAGGCTTGAGGTTGACGGCTTCCCCACCAACAGAGTCACGAAGCATAGCAGAGAAGTGTTGCAAGCCAGAGCAGGAGCCGTCAAAGGCTACAGCAAGCCTAGACTTGAAGGATTCCCCGATTTTGAGGTACTCGTTCCACTCGAAACAGAATGCAAGGAATTCCCAAGGGCTATCCGCCTCAGTCCATTGCAGATTATCCAGAGGTTTCTCTGCAATGCTCACAATCATGTCGGAGTTGGTATAGACCCACGCAATACGCTCCTCAAAGGGCTTTTTATCAAGACCCCACATGTTGGCACCTTGAAAGGCAAGCCACGTGTGACCATCCTTACCTAATTCAACACCTTCGGAGAACTCAAGCATTGATTTCATAAAGTCATTGCCTTGAGGGTGAATCAGAGTCACAGGATAGACACGCCCACGGAAATCAAGGTTATGCGGGAAATAAATCGCTTCATCATCCTTGAAGTCGTTGGCAAGCTTGAGGATGCAGTTGACTAGGATCCTCTTGGCCTTACGCTTATTGTCCTCCTGATAGTAGTGCGTCATAGCCTGCCTCCACTCGCGTTGTACGGCTTCGTCGGTATCTGCCTCAATAGGACGCACGGGAGGCTCCGCAGGATTCTCCGTAGGCATCTCTAGAGCCTCAGGGATGTGTTCCCAAGAGCATACGGCGTTAGCTACTTCAAGCACCTTAGAGTTGATATGCCACGCAGTATTCTGAATAGCATTTACAGCCTTGTAAACGTTCGGCATGTCAACATCGGAATACAGGGCATCACAATCTCTAGCAGACATACGGACAAGCTGTAGGGGTTTCTTGAGGTTGATGTAGTAACCACCATCAAACGGATTAGTCCAGGGCTTCGGAGGGATAACCATGGGGCGGTGTTCCATCATGAGATCTGCGAGGTAGGTGTCTTGATGTTCAATGTACGTAGCAATCTCATCGTCAAGTTCAACGGAATACTGAATGTTCCCGTTAACGAAGTTTTTGATGATATGAATGAGCTTAGTATGGACTGCGAACAGTTCAACCATTTTCATACCGACAATACATTTCTCAGTGCTACCCCACTTGTCCCACAACTTGAGCCGGCCTTCCTCTGCCAAATACTTCTCCTTCTGAATGGCGTATCTCTTTTTAAACTGAAAGGCAATACGCTTGTCCATACCTGCCTTAAACGATTGGACTTCCCTAGGGGACATAGAGGAAAGGACGGCGTTAAACCTTACTTCATCCTCAATGGCTTCGCCTACTTTCATCGAAAGATGGGTAAGGCCGACACGAGACATGGAATTAGACAGGATAGTTTTAGACACGATAAAGGCAATTTCATCTGCCTTCAGGGTGTTGATAAGAGTAGCCGCAGTATGCTTTCTACCGCTCTTGCCGTTATTGACTTTATCGAACCAGTCCTGCAAGCCCTTAGCCATAGCAGGAATAGATTCAGACAAAAGAATTTTAGCAGTACCGATGTTGGTAAGGTTATTGTCTGCAATGGCCTTATTTCTCTTAGACATGAAAGCATTAAATGCGTTATCTTTGCTTTCAAGTTCTAGGGCTACTTCGCGGTCTACCCTATGTTTCCCATAGGTAAGACACAAGTCATCGTAGGAGTTCTCATCAATAGAGAACTTATCCATGTTTTCATAGTAAGACATAGGGGATACCTTTAGTAAGTCTTTAGTAAGTCTTTATAAGGTTATATAAAGATAATTGTTATAGGTGTTAATGTAAGAGTACCTAGGTTAACACTGTTAGTTAACCTTAGGTATCTCTCTACTCTCTCTACTAGCGTACACTAATTGGAAGCTCCTTAAGGGTACACTAAGCGTTAGTCTATCTTATTTGATCTTTCCACCATGTTGGTAGTTGTGGAGCCACTGAGAATAGACAAGAAATTTGGTTTTGTCTTTCTCCGCAGATTCACCCGCTTTCCTGCCTGCCCTGAAGGCATACTTGATAGCATTTCCCTTTAGGAATCCTTTGAATTCCTCAGGCGTTAGGATAGATTGCATGAGTTCAATAGGTTCCACCGCACCGTGATAATGCACGGCCTCCTCAGGAGTTCCCTCTGCAGGTGTCTTTTTATTTTCATCCATATTTAGTGCCTTCCAAAATGA